TTTTATTTTTAAATTGTTTTAATAAATTATTTAATTTTATTATATTTTAATTTATTATATTTTAATTTATTATATTTTAATTTTTATAAAGATATAAACATTAATTATAATTAAAATATATCTACTACTGCTTATGAGATCCAAATTTAAATCTTTTACAGACATCAATAATTACAATAATTTTTTATTGGACTTGGACAAGAAACAGAAACAGAATAAAATAGGTACAGAATTAGATTTAAAATCGGATAAAAGTCTTACAGATTTAGTTAGTGGCATTGATAAAACGTATAATAAATTACAATATAGTAACAATAATTTTACCGGAGTCAACAATTGGGATCGTATAATCAACCTCTTGAAAAAAATGGATCCAAATTTATATGAAGAGAAAGAAACTAATAAAACAGATGATAAAAAGGATAAAGACCAAAAAGATAGTAAAGATAGTTGTTGTGGTATTACAAAGGGCTCTTTTGATAAGAGTATTTTAAGAATTATTAAACGACCAGATGAAACGTTGATTAAAGAAAAAAAGAAGATAGAAATAGAAATAGAACCAATTTTCAAACACAGTGTAAATATCAACACTGAAATTGGTAATATTGGCGACTTATTGGCACTAATTGACCAAAACCCTGATATTAAGGAGACAAAATATAATATCAATATGAAGGCCCTTCATAAGATCAAGGATCCGCTCACCGATTTAAATAATATGGTCGGAATGAAGGATCTCAAGGAAAATATTGTGGACCAAATACTGTTTTATATTCAAAATCTCCACAAGACAAAAGACGGTAGCAAAAGAGCCAGCAACGATTTTATGCACACTGTCATTTACGGACCACCCGGCACTGGTAAAACTGAAATCGCCAAGATTATGGGTCAAATATTCTCAAAAGTGGGCATATTGGAGAAGGGCACTTTTAAAAAAGTGACAAGGACTGATTTGGTAGCCGGGTTTTTAGGTCAAACGGCAATTAAAACAACCGATGTGATTAAGGAGTGTTTGGGTGGTGTGTTATTTATTGATGAAGCTTATGCGCTAGGCAACGCAGACAAACGGGACAGTTTTTCAAAGGAGTGTATTGATACACTATGTGAAGCATTAAGCAACCATAAAGATAATTTGATGGTTATTATTGCTGGCTATGAAACTGATTTAAATGACTGTTTTTTTAGTGCGAATCAAGGTCTAAATTCGCGTTTCACTTGGCGTTTCAAGACAGACGACTATTCAGCAGAGGATTTGTATAAGATATTTATTAAAAAGGTAAACGACGATAGCTGGTCTTTTATGGAGCAGTCCGAAATCAATGTAAAATGGTTTGAAAAGAATAAGATGTATTTTAAATTCTATGGCAGAGATATTGAAACCCTCTTTGCTAAGGTAAAGATCGCACACAGTCGCCGAGTATTTTGTTTAGATGAGAGTATTAAGAAGAAGTTATTGTTAAAGGATATGGATAAAGGTCTTGAAATGTTTAAAAAGAATGAAAATGCGGATGCGAAACGAGCTGACAATTTTAAGCAAGTTGTGTCAAGTATGTATATGTAACTCAACTTTTAGTTGTTAGTTTCTTTTGTGTTGTTTTTGTGAAATTGTTTTTTTAATAGTATACATATGTCTACTAAAAAAACTATTCAAATAAATCCAGAGTTATTTAAGTTACCAGGATCTGGAAATAAAACTAGAAAAAATCGTGAAAAAAAGGAACTAACCCTGACACCTATTGTTAGTACAAATAAATTAAAAACAAAATTATTAAAGCGTATACAGGATTTCAAGAAAAATGAAATAAAGAGCACTAATTCAAAAACAAAATCAACTGCTAATGCTAATGCTAATGCTAATGCTAATGCTACTGCTACTGCTACTGCTAGTAAACCAGAACTGGCGGATGAGTTTTACAATGCTCTTGATTTCTTACAAAAGAAAAAAAAAGATGTAGAAAGGGGAAAGGCACAGCAAACATTGAATAGTAAAACATTAAAGAATTATTCATTGGCTTCTGCTACGGCTTTACAAAATGTCACATCTATGCCTCAAATAAACAGTGAATATATTCCATTTTTGTCAAATATGACGTCACCAATGGTTGATCTAGATCTGCCTTTTGACTTGCGTGAACCAATGCCTTTAAAAGCTTCTAATGTATTTACGCCTTTAGACAACAATGTTCTAAATATGAAATATAAACCAGCAGATGATATGCCATATGGATGTTTAAAAGGTGGTACAAAACCGTCGTATCGTTCGTGGATACAAACGCGAAAGAATTATGATTCTTCTTCTTCTTCTTCTTCTTCTTATTTGGGACAACCACAAGTACAACAACCGCAATTAATAAATAATATCAGACCACCAACGCCGCCAAAACGAAATACGTTTACTGTATCTGATGAAGCAAAAACTGTAGTAACAAGTACTTCAGTAAATTCTGAAAGAGAAAAACGTCTAGAACAAATTAAAAATAAATTAAAGAACATTCAAGAGAAGGAAAATGGTTCCAAACCGGAATACCAAGAATTAAAATCAACTTTAGAAACATTAGAACCATTCAATGTAGCCAAAACTGCCGCCATTGCAGCTACAAAAATGGCACTAGACCCATTAGTCCCATTTGATGATAATAAGACTGAATTTGAAATTGTAGATATACCTACATTAAAGGAAGAAGCAAAAATACAAAAGGGTCCAGAATTAAAAAACTATATTAAGAGAACAATTAGGCGTAAATTTACATTAGGGAGGTCAGATAAGTTACGTAAAGTAAGCGTATTATTAAAAGATAAGCAAACAAGAAAAAATGTGATTGAATCACAAAAAGAATTAAAGAAAACCAATATGACGGATATTCGTAAATATTTGAGACAACATGGAATCATAAAAGTAGGCAGTACAGCGCCCAATGATGTATTAAGAAAAACATTTGAATCCGCAATGTTAGCAGGTGAAATCACAAACTTGAATAAAGATGTATTGTTACATAATTTTTTAAATGAAGAACAGGTAGTTTCTTAGTCTTGAAATAATATTTTCTTTTATTATTTTAAATGGAGACAACTAAAAATGATTTACCGCCTAATGTTAAAAAATTTTTCCATAAATTGAGTGATTACTTGGATACAAAAATACTGTATTTTGGCAGCGTTCAGAGGACAGATTATGTCGCCGGTAAAAGTGATATTGATGTTGATATTTTTACCGAAAATGAAAACAGTATTATGTCTAAGATGCAGCATTTCTTAGGCGTTTCAAAAAAAGATTTTAAACCTGTTGTTTGGCTAATTGGCGACACACCAGTATATGGGTATAAACTAAAATATAATAAAACAGAGGAACAAATTGTTGCGGAGTTTTCCATCTATAATGAAAAATTTAGAGATACAATTATTAAAGAACATACAAGGAAATTTGTATTACCAATTTACATAACAATTTTACTGTATATAATTAAATTTTTCTATTATACAATTCCGTTATTACCACATAGAATATATGGTAAATGGAAACGATTTTTATTAAGTCGCGGGATCGGAGAGGATCTGGATAAATTTATGGTTTTAGATTCGTTCTAACTTAGCATTTATTATGTATTATGTTATATTTTATTTATTTATATAAATATATAAATAATGGTATTTATGTTTGCTATAAATTTAATAACTAATTTAATAACTAATGTTACTGTTAATGTAATTATAAATTGTGGTTCCTGGGTAATATCTAAATCTACAAATAGTTTATATTATTTATATAAATATATTAGACCGGGTTCTTTGATTAAAGATAAAATAATAAAATATGAAGGAGAAACAGAAGACAAAGAATATGTTGTAATAACAAGAGAAGAATATAATAATTTACTGAAAAATCATCAAAAGCAAATATAAAAATGTAATTGTAATACCCAATTAAAGAAATGATACTATATTTATATAATATCATTTAAATGTCATTTATAAAGGATTATTTTGTTTTAACAAAGCAATACATTGATGAATATGGTGAAAAAACTGTATTGTTAATGCAATGTGGTGCGTTTTTTGAAGTCTACGGCTTAAAAGACAAGAATGATTTGATTTCAGGCAGCAATATTATTGATTTTGCCCGAATTTGTGATCTAAATGTGGTTGATAAAAAGGTCTGTGTTGGTGCTGATAGTGTCGTTCTAAGTGGATTCAAAGATCATCTTGTTGACAAATATGTGAAAAAATTACAGGACAACGGCTACACGATTGCGGTTTATGCGCAGAATGATCCAAGTGAAGGTGTAATAACCCGCAGTTTGCTCGGTGTATTTTCACCCGGCACTTATTTTTTGATGGAGCCTGACAACATAACTAACAAAACTTGCTGTATTTGGATTGAAAAAAAAAAGAAATCATTATTTAGCCTTCTAAAAAGCAAAAATTCAAACTCAAATATGACGAATGACAATGTAGTTTATATTGGTGTTTCCATTATTGATATTTATACTGGCAAAACAAGCATTATGGAATATTGGGAGCAATATATAAAGAACCCTACTACTTTTGACGAGTTGGAGCGGTTTATTTCAATACATTGTCCAAGTGAGGCAATTGTAATTTCAAATTTATCAGTTGCTGACGTCAGTGACGTTGTTAGTTATATCAATCTGAAAAGCCGATCTATTCATTATGTAAATTTGTTAGATGCTGCAGCTGAGAAAAATTTAAATGTAAAACGAGCATTAAATTGCGAGAAACAAATATATCAAACACAATTGCTCACTCGGTTTTACAAATTCAATGATATTGATTCCTTTATAACAATTTTTGGTGAGCGTATTTACGCAACCCAATCATTCTGTTATTTGTTAGATTTCATTTATCAGCACAATCCAAACCTGGTTTATAAAATAGATGAACCTACTATTGAAAATGACGACAGCAAATTGATTTTAGCAAACCATTCGCTAAAGCAACTCAACATTATTGATGATGATAATTACAGCGGCAAATATTCGTCTGTTGTCAAAATGTTGAACGAGTGTATTACACCGATGGGTAAGCGCAAATTCTCATATTCCTTCTTGAATCCTGTAACAAATATTGAGTATTTACAAAAAGAATACAACATTGTAGAACGACTACTTGATAATCCAGACGAATATACCGTGGTTAAACAGATCCTAACTGGAATAAAAGATATTGCCAAAATTAACCGGCAAATAATGCTTAAAAAAATAGCTCCAAAATACATATATCAACTGTATAATAGTGTATTAATATCTAAAATTCTATATAATTTTATTATTGGAAACAATGATATAACTGAGTATATAAAAGATAAATTAGGTTTCGGTTTATTTGATAATTTGTTAGTTCATATTGTTGAGATTACTACTTTTTTGGACAATGTTCTGATAATGGAAGATTGTAAGGACATTGATAATATTCATAAGATTGAAAAGAGTTTTATAAAGAATGGTGTGAATGCGGATTTGGATAAGAATATAATGACTTTAATGGAATCAGAAGATCAATTAGAGTGTTGTCGCGCTTATTTCAGTTCTGTTATTGCGAATTACGAGACGGGGTCCAAAAAAAGAAGTAAAACCAAGGCAATATCAGATCCATGTGACAATGAAGTAGAAACCAAAGACACCTTTGTAAAAATTCACGAAACCGAGAAGAACAATTTCAGTCTGATTGCGACGGATCGGCGTTGTAAAATATTAGAAGAGGTATTATCTCATAATAAATTGGCTAGTGTTAGTTTGAAATACCATTCTTCTTTTTTTAAAGAGGAAAGAGAATTTGTTTTGGAACTAGGCAAAAATGTTATTGATTTCAGTAAGCAATCCACCACCAATCGGTTCATTACTAGCTGGCAAATTGCGAAATTGTGTAAAGATGTTAGTTCAATCAAAATAAATCTCATAGAAAAAGTAGCAAGTGTTTATAGTAAAATTATTAATGACATTGAAGTGTTTCAAGATCGGATTAATTATATTTGCGATTTCATTACTTACGTAGATTTGGCTTTTGCGAAAACATATATTGCGGCTAAATATAACTATTGTAAACCTAATATTGTTTTAGATAAATCTATGAAGTCTTATATAAAGGCTACCAAGTTGCGTCATTGCTTGATTGAAAAGATCCAGCAATCTGAGCTATATGTGGCTAATGATATTAGTTTAGGTGTTACTGAAAATAACGGAGGTTTGTTAGACGGACAAGATCTTAGCGGAATTCTTTTATATGGTACCAATGCTGTGGGCAAAACCAGTTTTATTCGTGCCCTAGGCATTTCTGTCGTTATGGCGCAAGCCGGACTCTATGTACCCGCTTCTTCTTACGAATTCTACCCTTACAAATACATTTTCACACGCATCATCGGCAATGACAACTTATTCAAAGGACTCTCCACATTCGCAGTTGAAATGTCCGAGTTGCGAACCATCTTACGACTAGCCGACCCTTTTAGTCTCGTCCTAGGCGACGAATTATGCTCCGGAACTGAGAGCATAAGTGCTGTGAGTATTTTCGTCGCAGGTGTCCAAATGTTACATCAGAAGGACTGCTCCTTCATATTCGCTACACACATCCACGAAATCGTCGGCTACGACGAAATTACATCCCTACATAATGTAGGCTGTAAACATATGTCCGTTATTTACGACAAGGAAAAGGATATGCTCATCTATGATAGGAAACTGAAAGATGGACCGGGAACCAATATGTACGGCCTTGAAGTATGTAAGTCGCTAAATTTACCCCAAGATTTCCTTGACCTAGCGCACAATATTCGTACAAAATACAGACCCGAAACTAATAGTTTGTTAGATCAAAAACAGTCGCATTTCAATGCGAAACATATTAAAGGAATGTGTGAAAACTGCGGGAACAAAATGGCGACCGAAGTACATCATTTACAATACCAACAAGACGCGGATGATAAGGGAATTATTCATAATAAAGAGGGCGACCTTACATTTCACAAGAATCATCCGGCAAATTTGTTAAGCATATGCGAACAATGTCACGACGAAATACACAAGACGGGTAAAAAATTAAAGAAAGTAAAGACGACGAAAGGTATAAATATAATATAAAATTTGGCTCTTACTTCGTTAACATTTTCAAAGGGTATAACGAAGTAAAAAAAGGGTATAAATATAATATAAAAGATATTTAAAACATAATAAACATATTATACAATAGCAATGTCAGACAATATTCGTATTCAAAAAGAAAATGAAGAGCTAAGAGAAGAGGTTAAAAAATTAAAGGCTGAATTAGATAGATTATATATAGCGATTGATGATCATTTAGCTGTAGAAATTTTAACACACGTAGATCGTACAGACAGTCTTACAAAAACTGCGAATTATTATGGATTAGACCCTGAATGGCTATATTCTAAAATCCCTGAATGGGATGACTGTAATGAACGTCTATATGGGCTTTCAGATTACAAGGAATATGAATATAAAATAGAAGGCAGACAATGTGAATTATATTATGATAATCTTGATTATCTTGATGAAAAAATGCGAACACCCGAACCAGAAGAAATGGAACTGATTTCTTATGATTACCTATGTACTAGTATGAGTTTATATGAGATTGCCGATAAACACAATATTTGTATTTTGAATTTGTTTAGATTGTTAAAAGAAAATAGACATATTGAAAGTGAACTGGATATAAGGGGATACATACAATTTCTTAAAGATTATTATGGAAAATATTATAATAATGGTAATAGTAACGATTTAAAATTGATTGAACAATTCTATATACTAAAAAATAATAATAAATAAAATGGCAAAATATCGTTCTATTATTGAAACGCATAATGAAATATTAACGGTTATACCTGAAAACAAGTCGGAATTAATTCACGATCTAGATCTGTTTATAAATAAATTGGATAAATTTCTACCTAATTATTTAATAACAAGGGCTGTTTATAGTAGTTACTTGCGTGTTTTATTCAAGCATTTGCCAAATAGACCTTTGAAATTATCGGATCCGGATTGGATGTGGAATTGTCAAGAAGTGTTTAGTTCTTCTATAATTGATTAATACAAGTTAATATAAAATTTTATATTTTATTATATTAACTAACAAATAGTAATGTTCTTTTTTAATAATACAAATGATACAAAGGAAGATGATAAAAAGGTTGTAGAATACGGGCAAGTAGAATACGGAAAGGTTCCATTCATAACATTCATTTGCGTTATTTTGTCCAAATTGGCCTACTTACCCGACTGCGGGTTTTTGCCAAGGTATGAACAGATCTTTGGACAAACAAAAATAGCAAATTTATCTAAATATTGTAACTATGAACAGCCTTTTATAAAGTTAGATGATGTTATTGAATACAATCCAATACCTGCTTCTATATTCAAGGCAATCAAAGACGCTAATATTGAAGACATATTCAAGGACCAAAAGATTTTCAAAAATTGCCAAGATATTACTTTCTATACAGACTCTGCTTCAAATGAAAAATTTGTTGACTTTATTAAATACGCTGAATTTTTCAACATTTTAAACGGATCAACTAACAAAAGAAAGACAAAAGGACAAGAAGGACAAGAAGGACAAGAAGGTGGCGTCTCTAAAAATGAATACGTTCAATATATTTCTCTTGCGTGGTCCAATTATTCTATGATTTATGTTGTCGCAGACAAACGCAGCAATACTATTTTTATTGTATACAGAGGAACCGCCTCATTTAAAGGTATCACATCTTATGTAAATTTCAATACTTTCAATAAAAACGGACCTTGTGATTCCGATGAGGCATTTATACCGGGTATTTTCAAAATAACAACCGAAGCAATCCATACATTGCTTGAGTCGGTTTCATATTTAGCAACACATTTTTTGAAAGCAACTATAAACAATTCAGTCAAGGTTTTAGTAACAGGCCACTCGCTCGGCGGCGCAATGGCATCTATATTTGCTTACTTGTATACTGGCATTAGGAACAGTAATATCAATAGTTTATCAGTTCTTAGCAAGCAAATTGTATGTATTTCTATTGGCGCGCCAAGATGTATTAATGACGCAACCTTGAAACAATACAATCATTTCATTAATCAGAATCTAATTATGTATCGGCGTTTAGTCACAAAGGGCGACCCTGTGCCACAAATGCCTCACAAAGCATATTTTGGATATCATCACCCTGGTGACAAATTGAAAACAAAAAATGGCCTAGTATTCTGTCAAAGCACATATTCGGGATTATATGGCAATTTTATTGACTATGACAAGTCGTCTAATTGTAAATCTAAAGAAGACGGAATTGGATCAATTAGATCTTTTATCAGTCAACATAATGAATATGATCATATGAATTATCTGTATGTGTCTTATTTGAGTTTGGTACCTGTAGGTTTCAAAACAAATGAAATTTATAGAGAACCTGGAAGTGACGATACTGTTATGCGTATTGTACTAGGCTCCAAATATGATACAAAAGTCGCATTTTTTAACCTTGTGAAGTCAAGGGGAGCAAATTACAAGAAACCCTTGTTAAAATTTTTAGTAGATGTTCACAACCAAGACATATTAATGACACATAAAGCATTTTTAAAATTAATTTCTTTAATGAAAACAAATAATAATGATAATCTTAGAATAAAAACAATACTAAATGAGGAAATATTTGACACTGAAGATGAAGCACCAAATCTGAATTGTTTTACTACGTATTTTAAAGGGTATAACAAGGTTAATAATAAAACTAGAAGGTTAATAAGAAATAAAAAAGGTACACGAAAAAAACGTATGTAAATTTAATAATATACTAAAAAATACAATTAAAATAATTGTATTTTTTTTAATAATTATAAGTATTATAAATGACCGAAATTGATAAAGGTAAAGATATCTTGAATGTTTTGTTTAAAACAGTGAATACTATTGCTGAATTATTTGTGAAAGAAGAAGAAATACTTTTAGAATATAGTATTGACGAAAAATTAAATAATGCGGTTGAAACTACACCTGATGTAATTGGTAATACAAATATTACAACTAACAACTATAGGGTTAAATTTTGTAATGTATATATGGCAGGTGATTCTAAGAAAACACCGGTAGGATTTTTTAAATCAATAAGTCATATAATTAAAAAAGATTACGACAGTAACGATATAGAAAAAAAAGAAAGAATTTTTACAACTACTCACAAAACAATTGTTTTAGACAATGTCCCTGGAATAGTCAAAGATTCTGCTATTTTTGGCAGTTATTGTTACTACTCAACAAATTTTATACCAGCTGAATTACCTATCACATATACAGCTCATTCTAGTAACAAAACATTTGCTAATAAAAAGGTTAGAGTATCATTAAACAAGATCAATGACAGAATTGGAACCATAACAATTTTTCATAAACCCAAATTTATTGATATTTAATGTCTTCGGTGTCTTCTAGACTTGGAGCTACCTAGTCCAAAGAGGCTAAAGAACTTACGGGTTGCTTGTTGTAGCATCGGTACTGAGCTTTTCGCGGTACTAGTCACCTTGGAGCCAACTGACTCCAAGCCCGACTTCACCTTCGGTATAGTGTTCTTTACAGCAGATACACTCTCAGATAAAGTACGCTTAACCAGGTTACGTCCTCTACTACGTCTTCTACTACGTCTTCTACTATGTCTTTTAGACGATCTTCTTTGAGCCATTATAAAATATAACTATAAAAAAATATATTCTTATATTTTATGAGCGACTTTATTGACTTTATTTCTCAAAATTATATGATGATTGTTCTAACAGTGCTATCTATTTTAGGATTGTTAGTATACATTAGCATATATAATATTAATTTAGATCCTCCTAAACCAAACACAAAATTAGCACAGTCTGTAACTGTAGAGACATTTGAACCAAATATTGTTGATGCTGGAATTAAAAGTGGATTGTCCGAGTTTAACGGAACAAATGATAATGATGTAGAAGAGGAACCAATAAAAGATGGTGTTAGTAACTTTTGTGACAAATATTCTAGCTCACCTGAGCAGCTCAAAACTGCGTGTAACAACATTTCTGAAGCCACTTGTCAAAATTTGGATTGTTGTGCTTTAATTAGTGGATCCGGAACAAATACGTGTGTAGCTGCTAATAAATATGGACCAATGGTTAGAACTTTATCTGATGAAAACGGGACAATGGTTACAATGGATTATTATTATTATCAAGGCACTAAATATACGACATCTAAGTAACATCAAGTTTTCGTATATTTATTGACGCATCTTGAGCTAATGTAGCCACAATTTCATCATTATTATAATCATTTAGATATACAATTTCCTTAATATTTGACGCAGCAATAGATCGGAAACAATTTATACACGGATAATGAGTGACATAGATTTTCGCATTTGACAGACTTGTACCGCGTTTGGCACAATCGGTTATCGCATTGATTTCACTATGAATAATGGATTGCTCGTGATTGTCTTTGACGCGGGATATATGTGGCGCGCCAGGAATAAATCCATTGTAACCCATTGAAATTAATCTGTCATCTTTGACTACAACGGAACCTACTTGGAGTCGCTTACACGGACTGCGCTGCGAGGCGAGAAGAGCAATGGACATAAAATAGTCGTCCCATTCTATCCTTGAATCTTGTTCCGTTTTATTTTTTACTAGTTCATTGATTTGCGAAAGCATTTAAATATAATATTTAAATTATATTTAAATTAATTTTATTCATTTATTAGTTTAAGGATATTGAAAATATAATACAATTATTCCTGAAGCACCATCGCCACCTGGTCTATAATTATAATTAACATTTCCATTTCCTCCAGAACCACCACCACCTGTAGACGGCCAACCATAATATGGCGGTAAGATTTCAAAACCTGGGGAATTATACCCCTGTGGATAACTTGGTATACCAGTTGGACTTGTCCACGACGTATTGTTGTTGCCAAATGTAGAGCTGCCTGACCCACCCCCACCACCTGATCCTCCATAGGTACCATTCGCATATGTTTGATTATAAGAAGACCCCCCTGCTCCACCTCCTGCAAAATAATAATTATTGATGCTAATTTCAATGTATGAACCAGTGCTGCCAGGGGCAGAATTCTCAATAGTCGAACCATTCGGGTACCCTCCCCTACCGCCACTGCCTCCTCCTCCACCGCCAACACCAGGATTTCCTCCAAAAATGTCGTTGTTTGGACCCCATCCCCCTCCCCCTCCACTAGCAGTAATTGTACCAAAACTGCTTGTTTCACCCAATTGTCCACCTCCAAGACCTCCAAAACCGGATATATTATACTGACCTCCAGCACCTCCAGCACCTATTGTAAAAGAATATGAAGTACCTGAACTAATACTTATACTAGTATTGTTATTGACGGAACCTCCTGCACCACCACCTCCACCACATCGACTACCAGGAGAGACAGTTGACGTAGTATTTGCTCCACCGCCACCTCCACCACCGACTACAACAACTTGTGTAGTTAAATTTTGATTAAAGGTAATAGTTCCACTTCCAGTTAAAGCAATTGTATAATATCCTCCAGAGTAAGTTGCTGAATAAATACCGGTAGGCGTTATTGAAAAAACTTTTGCCGCAAAAATGGCACTTAAATCAGTATTAGAAACTGTGTATTGTGTATTAAAGCCAATTGACGTTCCAAATGAAAGTGGAGCAAATACATTATTTAGATCTCCAAGAGTAGGGACGTTGTAATTTGTTGTTATTGCTTGTGTTCCGCTAGGTGGCAATGCTTGAAAAATATCTGCCAGATCAAATGTTCCTGAAACATTGTAATACCTATATATATTACCAGAACTTAGAGAACCTGCCACTAACTTTGTTCCATCACTTGATAATGAAATTGGGACCCATTGTAATAATGGAGCACCAGTTGGTGTCCAATTTACTCCTGAATCTATAGATATATAAATATCGCCATTATTATTTATAGCCGCTGCTAATTTTGTACCATCGCTAGATGAAGTTATTCCTCCCCAAGCAGCAACTGGAGCGCTTGTTAGAGTCCAAGTAACACCTGAATCAGATGATGTGTAAATTTTTCCACCTACAAGTGCAATGGCAGCTGCTAATTTTGTCCCATCACTTGAAGAAGTAATTGATATCCACTTATCAGCTGGAGCACCAGTTGGTGTCCAATTTACTCCTGAATCCGTTGATGTGTAAATATTACCAAAGTAAACACACGCTGCTAACTTTATGCCATCACTTGATGAAGTAATTGATGTCCAAAGTATTGTTGGTGGAGCACCTGATTGTCCAGTCCAAGTAACTCCTGAATCTGTTGATGTGTAAATACTATATGTTCCTGTAGTAGAACAGGCTACTAATTTTGTTCCATCACTTGAAGAAGTAATTGCTGTCCAGTCTCTAGGTAAATCGCGCTGTGTCCAATTAACACCTGAATCTGATGATGTATAAATATATGCTCCTTCAGCACAAGCTGCTAATTTTGTACCATCACTAGATGATGTTATTGAGATCCATGATTGTGATGGAGAAGATGTTGTTCTTAGACTCCAAGTATCTCCTGAATCGGATGATGTATAAATTCCAGCACCATATTTACACGCTGCTAATTTCGTCCCATCACTTGATGAAGTAATTGAATACCAACTACCTGATGGTGCACTTGTTTGAATCCAAGAGGGATTTAATGATACTATATAATTTGTAGAAGCAACACTCATTTTATATTAATTAATATTAATAAAAAAATTGATTTTAAATTAAATATATATAAGAATAATATAAATATATATACAAAGATGATCATACCTGTAAAGTGTTTTACCTGCGGCAACGTTTTAGCAAATAAATATCGCTACTATTGCGAAGAAGTTAGGAAGCGAAAATTAGCAAAGGGACTTCATACCGATAAAGTCATTTATTTGACCTCGGAATTTAGTGAAAAGACGCCTGAGGGCGATGTATTAGATGAGTTGAGATTGAATAAGATGTGTTGCCGACGCCATATGCTCACACACGTGGATATTGACTAAATCCACCTTTAAGAAAGCGTTCAGCGAAGCAAAGAGCCAAAGCTCCAAACTTTGTGAAGATTTGGAATCATAATTAAATGATTAGCTCTTGCTACTGTTTTATATCAACTGAACGCTTGTAGAAAAATGTTTGGAACTATATTTGAAAGTTTGGCTCCACCTTTTAAAAGGTGGAAAGGAAATATTTTATATACATTATATATAATGGCTAAAACAAGAAGAGTTGGAAAAGGAAGAAAAAGATGTGGAGAAAAATATGGAGGATCTAGAAAACCGAAATACAATATGAAAGGATGTGCGTCAAAACGTAGAGGCGCAATGAGTAAAGAAATGTATGGAGGTGATGAGCCAATTGCACCATTGTCATTAAACCAAATGAACGCAATGAGGGGAGGTAGTTGTCCTAGTTGCTCTCTTCCCAGTTCATATCAAAGTATTTCAGGCATCGGACAAACTGGCGGTTGTACTTCTTGTATGAGAGGTGGTGGATCGGGTTATAAGACAGATTTAGCACCAGTTGTACCGCCATTTGTTGGTAAAGCTTGGGGGCCTTTGGTTTCTCAATGGCCTGGTGTTAATAGTAGCCGTAATTTTTTTACGAATAATTTGTACAAGGTTGATCCACAAACGATGATGAAGTTAGGAGGAACTAAAGGAAAAGGAAAAGGAAAAAGAAAAAGAATGAAACAAAAATCCAGACGTAGCAAGTCTGTATGTAATGGTATATGTGGACCAGACTGTATTTGTACCAAATATCCTGCCAAAGAATGTGATTGTAGCCCTGAATGCCAATGTGGGTGCCAAAAGAAAGCATTGAAAGGTGGGTCAATTTTACCAGACTTTGTCGGTTTAGGCAGAGATCTAATGTATAACTTTCAGAGCACATATAACTCTCTCAATGGCTATAATCAGCCAATGAATCCCAAACCGTATATCCAACCCGCATTAAGTTCTACTAAGCCAATCTAAAATTAGTTTTTTTCTAAATATATATCATAATATGGCGTTCCCAAACAATCTTAGTCAGTTATGTACACCGTCGCTTATATACTTTGTTATTTCCGTTATTGGAATGGTTGTTGCTATTTTCCAAAATATGGGAAATCAAAACAAATATTGTTTAGGCAGTTTTGCGTGCCAAGTGCCTAGTACGATTGCTGTATTCATTGTGCAGTTTGTCTACATTTTCTTTTGGACTTGGATTCTTAACATGATGTGTAAGGATGGTCATCAAAATATTGCTTGGTTCCTTGTGTTATTGCCGTTCATTTTGCTAGCGCTTATTGTTGTCTTAATTATGACTTATCAGAAGAATACTAAAAATAATAAAAATAATAAAAATAACAAGAATAACAAGAATAAGAATAATAAGAAGCAAATTACAAATACTGGTGGAATGGGTTCAGCCTCATCAATGATGGGATATGATGGATTTCAATCTAGTTTTGCTTCGTTTTAAGTAATAAACAAAATAAAAATAAAATAAAAATAAAATTTTAATTGTAAATATTTTATATAGTTTATATATAAAATATGAAGGACTTATTACAGACTATTATTGGATTGTTTATTATATTAGCAATTATACTAACAATGGGTCTACAGTTTTATAAGAAAGACGGTTTTCAAAATAAGTCTAATATGGGTAGCAAACTAGACTATAAACCTGTTACTAAAATTAAGAATGGTTCTAGAGATGGCTCCACACGTGAAGTTGGTTTAAGATACCTTGGAACTGTTACTAATCCGAATTCTATGGTATCAACTAATAAATTTGATGGAATGCCTTCGCATTATTAGAATTAGAGGTCCGGATTATATGTCGCCTCTATTTCATTTGCGCTTATAGGTGCGACAAACGCTTATAGGTGCGACAAACGCTTATAGGTGCGACAAACGCTTATAGGTGCGACAAACGCTTATCCAAAGATTACATATTTTGACGCAAACATTCCAAACAATATAAGCCCCATCCCAACATAATCATCCACCGTTGTCGGTAATTTTAACCAATATGTATTTGACCATAATTGCGCCAAGAAATCAAAAACATATGACGATAGTGATAATTGTGCCGGGTTCAAAAATGTATTACCAATTCGTTGCGCAGGGATCACAAACATCCACTCAACTGACGCCCAAAATTCCGATGTTAATATTTTTTGTAAAATACCAGCATCTTTCATTCCTGATGTCGTTTGAGTAAATAAAGCAAAATCCATAGTAAGCCCTACAATTATATTTAGAAATAACCAAAATAATACTGTTAGCATAAAATTCATTTTATATTATATACATATACATATAATTCATTTTTATAGCAAAGTATATATATAATGGACCCTTCTAAACTACCTTATTATGCTTTATTTTTATTTTTATTTATAGTGGCGCAGAGTTTATCAATGTGGGGGCAATATGTTACACTTCCATATAAAAATCTTAGTATGTGGGAGGCTTATAAAATGGCAATCCCATTTGCTTGGTTAGATTGGGTAGTTATGACTTTTGTAATTATGATTGGTGACAAATACAATCTAGTAACCCCCACACAAGACACGTTTTTACTCATTATTTTACAATTCTGTTTAATTTTAATAATCAATCGCTTCTATCTTAAACAAACAATTACTCGCAGTGACATTATTGCTTTCTGTATTATATTAACTGGTTTTATTGTTAGTTTTCTTCATATTGTGTCTAAAGTATTTAATATACATATTCCAGTTCATCCAAATAATGAAAATCCAGACGAAGCGTCTGCTTCAATAAAATCACAACGATATAATGCTGTCACCAAATCGTCTAGAAATGAACTTGATTTCTCTGCTATTTCAGAAGATGTAACTCAATAATTTGATAAAAATTTGATAAAGAAAATATTATAATTTTATAATATATAATATATAATACTTAATGTCTAATGTTAAAAAAGTTAAAAATGGAATTGCTTATGAAATGAATGGTTGGATCTATGTTTCGGTAAGAGGTGGCGCAAAAGAACGTGGCTATGCTTATGGCAAATTGATCGCATATGAAATGAAGGATGTTAAAAAAATGCTTGATTTTACCACTTATTTTGATTTAGGTGTCAAATGGGAGTTTTTTATTACAGCCTCTAACAAATATTTCAAACCAAAAATTATGGAGAAATTCCCCGAATTTTACGAAGAAATGGTCGGGTTCTCGGAGGGTTGTACTGCCGGTGGCACTCCTATGTCCGTAGACGAAGTTGTTGCTTGGAACAATTGGATGACATTAACCGGCAGTTGGTTCTTTAATATGCCCGATGAAGAACGGATTGAGGTTAAAGGAAATGCCGCGGCAAATGTGATGTCAAAAGAAGGCGGCGCGGGTGCTAACGATAAGTGTAGCGCATTTATTGCTAACGGCGACTGGACTGCTGATGGTAAGATTGTCGTTGCTCATAACAATTTCAGCAACTTTGCTGACGGACAATTTGCGCGCATCGTTTTGGATATGAAGCCCGATAAAGGTGCTCGTATGATCATTCAAGGATTTCCTGGCTGGATTTGGTCCGGTACTGACTTCTTTGTGACTTCCTATGGCATTATCGGGACTGAGACCACGATTGGCGGTTTCTTCCCTTATGAAAATAATATTCCTATTTCTTGCCGTATTAGAAACGCAATGCAATATGGCAAGAATTTGGACGACTATGTGGAAATGTTATTGGATGGCAACTCGGGTGATTATGCGAATTCCTGGCTGTTTGGCGACACTAGGACCAATGAAATCTTACGATTGGAACTCGGACTTCGTTTCCACAATGTTGAGCGCACAAAGAACGGATATTTCATTGGATTCAATGCGCCATATGATCCACGCATTCGTAATTTGGAGTGCGTTAACAGTGGATTTGACGACATTCGCAGACATCAAGGCGCACGTCGCGTCCGGTTGGAAGAATTAATGGACAAGTGGAAAGGCAAATTGAATATTGAATTGGCGCAGCAGATATTAGCAGACCATTATGACATCTATTTACACAAAGAGAACCCGTGCTCTAGGACAGTGTGCTCGCATTACGAAATGGATGCGCGTGAATATATGTCGGATCCTAGCAGACCCAAGCCTTATCAACCACGTGGCGCGTTAGATGGCAATGTTTGCGATACAACAATGGCCAAGAATATGTCATTTTCTTTACGTTGGGGCAACTCTTGCGGCACCCCTTTTGACAAGAATAAGTTCTGTGATGAACATATGGAATGGAACTATTTGCGCGATTATTTGAGAGACAGACCGCATCAACCTTGGACAACATTTACTGTAACAAATTCTTTTACAAAGAGCAGAAATGGAACATTGGGCAGAAATGGAACATTGGGCAGAAATGGAACATTTAATAGAAAAGTCAAAGGGACTACTAGTACCAGGAGAAAGAGAAAAGGAAATATTCAATAATGAACTATTAGTATTTGTTTAAGTTATTTTATTTGTAAAAAATAAATTATAAATAAAATATATAATGAAGGAAATTTTAAATGTCATTTTGACTGTCTTGACTGCTCTTGAGCAAAAAAAGCATTCAGCAAATAATGAACACGATGATTCTAGTAATTCTAAGTCCATTTTGAATAATACACAAGAACTAATGAAGGAATTGTTATTTGAATTAGTTAAAACACATTCAAATGTTTCTCTAAATTTTGTAAATGGAATTACAGATGTTATACAAGCAATTGGCAGCAGTAATACTGAATCTGAAATGGGAGCACGATCAGTTGCGGGTATGTCACAGGCGGCAAATCTTGGGTTGGGTGTTTCAGCAGCTATTGGTGTAGGTGGATATGACAAAGGGGATACAAATACAACCCCATATTCAGAGGCCGATGAGTTAAATGAAGCTTTACAAGAAACTAATACACTAATTCATAGAATATTTTTTAAAAATTATGATTGTGAGTCTGCTTATTCTAAACAAATAGCGTTAATAAACTTGTTTACAGAGCTAAAAAATGTAATTGATCATTATAAGGATTATATTAAAGAATATCCAAATACATTAATTTCCAAATATTTGGATAAGATGGACGAAATATTACATAGTATCAATCCTAGTGATTCTAAAAATAAATTGTCTAAACATCAATTTATTGCTATTGCGGCAATACTTATGATCATAAATTATATGTTATGTTATACGAGTGGTTTAGGTGCTACTCAAGAGTGGGCAGCTGCCCCTTAAGAATTTTATTAGTGCGTTCAAAATTGTACGTCAAAGTAAATTATTTTATTTGTAAAAAATAATTTATATATAGAATGTATAAAGATGGTTCATCTTGACTCTGCTCCTCGTGTTCCTGCTGCTGAGGCTGCTGCTGAGGCTGCTGCTGATGCTGCTCCTCGTGTTCCTGATACACGAGCTGCTGCTCCTCATGTTTACAACCTTCCTCATGTTACTCCTCGTCTTCGTTCGTATTCTGCTGCCGATAATTTCCTTGAATCTTCTGCCGCCGCTGTTGGGACTTTTGCTGGCACTGCTATTGCTGCCGGTCTTGCCGCATTATTAGGTCAAAGAAACGATGACAATGTCCTCAGTTTATCAGCTGGTGCTGGTTCTGTTATTGGTACTACATCGCATGGTTTCTTAATGGGTAAACCGATTTGCAAAACGTTGGAGAACGGTATTGTTGGTTTTCCAGGTGCTATGGCTGGATACGCCTTGGGAAATCATATAAATGATGAATATGTTAGGTATTGGATTGGTAACACCGGGCCAAAACAAGGATCAACTGATTTTTATGGTGCTTTATTAAATGGAGCTTTTGCTGGTTTATGCGCCGGTACTACTGTCGGTGTTAAGAATCTGCTGAGAGGGGTTGGTGCTTGTCAACCACCACATAGTTGCTAAAATACAATTTCAAACAAACTTAAATATAATTATTTAGATATTAATAACAATTATCTAAATAATGCTTATATTTCTTGGACTAACATACTTTTTATTATTACAATTGGGCCAGATTGATCCTCTCTTTCAAAACAAATTTCATTTAAATAATGAGGGCTGGAATATTACCGGTTATAGAAATTCAGCGGCTATATTTATGCCTTACAGCTTAGACGGACTAATGTCTAACTTTATTATTGGAAAAGACGACGTTATTAATGTGGATTCTAAAAATAAGGACGATCGCAGTTTGTGGTTCTTTAGCAAACAGCTTCCAGCAAATTTCTCTCTAGCAAACGCCAGTGCGTTGTCATTTACGATGACCAGTCTTATGGGTAATTTTACGAATCTAAATAATCCCAATAGTTTTGGTTCGGCCTTTGTCAAGTTATTCAATAATGTGTCTAATGAATACATTGTGTTTCCGGTAACAAATTTGATACAGCAATATGATGGCAAAATTAAGGAGTTTTATATTCCATTGATTAATCAAGTGTGGGTAACTGGACACAATCATATACCAACTGCTTACGATGACTTCAAGCGGATCTTGAAAAATATTAGTAGGATTGACATCTTGGGTGATTGGACGCGAGGTAATGAAACAATTGGACTGGATAATGTGAAAATTGAGTAGTTTTGCTAGGTGAAAAATCGGATTTTATATTTATAAAAATATGTGACCAAATATGCTCACATATTTTTACAAGAAATTAGGCAATATTTCCCAATAACAAATTTTTTCCAAAAAGTAAAAAGGGAAATGGATTTTGGACATTTTTAAAATGTCCAAATTTGGAAACCCAAAACATTTTTCAAAAATGACCAATTTTTCAGAATTATCACGATAATGGTCTCAATTACTTTTTTTGGTTGATAAAATTTGTGATGATAATTTTTCCAAAAATATATTTGGAAACTTTAGGCGATTTTTTTGTATTCTCTTAGAATACAAAAGGAATACAAATGGATACAATAATTGTGACTGAAAAATCGCCAAATTATGAGTGTAAATATTGTGACTATAACTGCTCTAAAAATAGTGACTATTTAAAACATACTAAGACGATAAAACATATAAAAATGGAGCAAGAATACAAAAAGAATACAGTCCATACTGAACATTTATGCGAATGTGGCAAAAAATATTCGTATCATTCTGGTCTATGGAAACATAAAAAAACTTGTACATATGGCTTTAAAAAGTCGCCATTGGAGATAAATAACTCGCCATTGGATCCAAATTTGAGTGATAAAGAAATAATTAAAATGCTTATAAAGGAAAACTCGGAATTTAAAAATTTAATTTTGGAAATTGTTAAAAAGGATATTCAACCAATAAACAATTCAAACAACACAAATTGTAACAATGTCAATAACTCATTTAACTTACAATTTTTCCTGAATGAGAAATGTAAAGACGCGATTAATATTAGTGATTTTGTGGACAATATTAAGTTACAATTGACAGACTTGGAAACAACAGGCCGAGTAGGTTATGTTGATGGTGTTTCTAAAATACTTATTAAGAATCTGAACGAGTTGGACACATATTCAAGACCAATTCATTGTAGCGATTTGAAACGCGAAGTACTTTATATCAAAGACAATGATGAATGGACCAAGGAAACTGATGACAAGCCTGTTCTAAAAAATGCGATTAAACGAGTGGCAAATAAGAATATTAAACAAATAACTGAATGGACTAATTTATATCCTGATTGTAAAAATTCCGACTCCAAAAAGAACAATCAATATTTGAATATAGTGATGAATTCAATGTCGGGAGGATCCAATGAAGAACAAACAAATAATCTTTTGAATATAGTGAAAAATGTAACAAAGGTTGTAGCAATTGATAAGCTTACCGAAAAATAGGTTACACGATAAATATAAAAATATAAAAATATAAAAATGAATAAACTTTTATATTTTTTCGGATCCATTGTATTAATTTTCATTCTATTATTGTTATTTATTCGTATCAAATTCAAATTCTGGGCATTACAACCCGTATTTCATTATTACGATTTACATTATTGGTTTGCCAATGTAGGCATTATTCGTCACGAATTACCGAAACCGAATCGTTACACAAATTTCAAGGAAATCAGAACCTATGCTTTTGATAAGGTTCCAGAAGACAATATTAGAGAAATGGCTACGCTAGTACAATTAAATTATTTTAGAGAAAGAGACAATGTTTATAGTCCTCAAAAAGAAAACATTGTGCCTTATTTTGAAGGCCACAATTCTCCGTCATATTGGTCGTTTTTTTGGCAGCCAGACGTGCTCATCAATGTCAAAACCAATGACACAATTGACAGCAAATTGCTAGTCGGTGTTATGACGAGTCGGCCTTTACACGTGACCATATATAAAACTAACAAATCAGAATCAAATAAATTTGACGTTTTCTATGTAGACTATTTGTGCGTGAAAAAGGGTTTCAGAAGGAAGAATATTGCCCCACAATTGATCCAAACACACGAATACAATCAGTGTCATATGAATCCCAATATTTGTGTTAGTTTGTTCAAGCGAGAAGAAGAAATAACCGGCATAGTTCCATTAACAGTATATAAAACCTACTGTTTTGATATGAAGAATTGGAAATTAGAACCGGAACAACTACATTCAAAAGTGAATTTGTTAGTTGGTGACAAACAAAACCTATATTATTTATACAATTTTATTAATGAAACAAAAAAGTGGGATATAACCATTATTCCTGAAATCAGTAATTTGATGAAACTAATAGAGACCAATAATATGTTTATATCAATGCTTTTGATTGAAGGCAATATTGAAGCATTATATGTCTTTAAAAAGACGTGTACTAACATAGAAAAGGATAAAGAGGCGATTTCGTGTATCGCGTCAATGAATGGATCAACACTAAAAACAAAAGATTTTATTCAAGGTTTCAAGATCGCATTATGGAACGTCCTTGAAAAGACTAAACAACATTTCAAGTACCTGGTTATAGAAGATGTTAGTGATAATGTCCCTATTATTAATAACATCAAAGTAAAAACGTATCCAGTATCACTTTCACCCACGGCATATTTCTTCTACAATTTTGTTTATAGTCCGTTTAAAAATGACAAGGTATTTATTATAAATTGAACTTATTAGATTATCTATAGAATTTATAGTTTAGAATCTTCCAAATCCAGTTCTAAATTCTTTGTATAAACAAACTCAATGTTGTAGTCAATTTTTCGCAGTTCATTGACTTGTTCTACTAACAAGCCGCGTTTTTTATTATAACTGTTGCTCAAATTAAGCCATAGTTCATTATCCGATAATTGCGCGCAATAATTTGATTGTAAATATTCTATAATAACGCGTTCGTATTCCAAAACGGCTTCTATTTGGTTGATTAACCACGTCGTAATTGGTGTCCCGCCAGTAGCAAACGCATATTTCGTATTAGACATTATGTATTTTTGTACAAACTGCCAGTGCCCGTTTCTAAAGAGATAGACCTCGTCTACAATTTTAAGTAAATATACCAAACCTTCATAGCATTTTGCGTCAGTCAGTTGTTTAAATAACGGATTCTTATTATAATGCTCTCTTAGATCAACAAAGAAATTCTGGATACATTTGGGCCGATATGTTCTCAAATCTAATAAATACTCGGTCAACTTGTTGTCGGGATAAAAGTCCACAATTCCGGTAAAAATATCAATCATCGGAATAATACTGTCTTGGGCGCCGGTTTGGCCTCGGTATTGCTGCGGTTCATTATTGAAACAGCCATCATATACGAGTCCTGGCCCGAATATTTTGTCGTTGCCCTTGATACCCATAATGAAAATCCGGAAATCATTGTAGCGTTCGTGGCGCGAAGCAGTCCACATATCTCTTCTTCTACGGTTCATTTCTTGCATTACATTGCCACACATTTGTAAACTAGTTATACTCTTATTCAGACCATAATCCATCACAGATTCAACTAATTGAGGCGACACTTCGTTAATATATACGTGAACCATAATGAAGCCAATTTCATCCGAGGTTCCAGTAAATTTACACGCCATATCCAAGTTTTTCCAATCAAGATTTCCCACAGGATTTTTTTTAACATAGTTGCCTAGCGAATAACTGTAATGATAATCTAGCCAGGGATAAACGTCTAATTTGCTACTGACTAGGACAAGAGGTTTAGCAATATTTGCTGGCAAAATCTGTCGCGCGATTCCATAATTACCGGATGATAAAAACTCTTGATATGCGAGTTCCAATGTGAATCCGGATGTTAAAAATGTATAAGCTCTGTACAATGCCTGTAGTACAAAAACGTCAGTTTCTTTGTCAATAATGCTGGAATAATCGGGAATAAACCCGAGTTGTTTTTCAATTTTATTAGGAATTCCTAGAACACCTTTTTCTTCTCTATTTTCGCTCTGAAACACGTGTAAATTATTGATTAGATCTTGAAGTTCAGTGTATTCACAAGGCAGAACTGCTAATGGTTCCCTTATTGGCAAAAATCCGTGATCTTTTGAAACGTTAAAAAATCCGTCAGTGTATTGTTTGTCCCAATAATTCATTGTTTATAATTATAGATGTAGTGTTTAATATTATTTTTTTATATAATATTAAAATTGTTTTTATCTACAAGTTATCGGACATATTTGCTGACGCGCGCAAAACTGTCAACAACAAAGATAATAAAAACGCCCAAAAAGGAATACAAAACGACCTCTTCGGTGACATTGTTAGTTTTCTCATCTTGCTGATCCTCAAGCAAATTAATCATATAATTTAGCTTGTCAACGAGCACTTGATTTGCGTCACCAACTTCATTATTTATGCCAGATGATGCATTATAATTTGGATTTGCGAATCGTGTTTGATTGTAGTATACTTTATTTGCGTCGGAACTGTTTTTAGCTCCTTCATAATTGGGCACCAGATTTTTGAAATATTTTTTCACTTGTTCGTCGTTCATATAAACACCGCCTAATTCCTGTAAATCCATACTGTCGTCCTGAACCGGTTGAGGCACGTATTGAGAACTGTAGTTTTTACTGTTGTTTGTATTGGAGTCGTAATTTGACATACCTTCCTTGGACGATGGCTGTCTGGTTAAGGCCGGCGGATTATACGGATCAATTGGTTGTGTAATTTGCTTATAACCGGCATTTATAGACGTATATTTCGCGTTAAAATCGCCTAGAGTTTCAGAATCATCGTTATGAATAGTGTCTAAAACTGATTTTACCTTCTCAGACCGGATAGTTGGCATACGTTTTTGAGTTCTATTGTTAGCTTGTTTTTTTCTTTCAATCGGTGTTTCATTTTGATATTCATTATTATCTATTGTAGCAGCAGTCATTGCTAAAGACATTCTTCTTAATAGAAATTAAGATAATTATTTAAACCTTTGGACAATTAAAACAGATAAAATGGATAAAATATTTTATAAAAATATATTCGTTATTTAATATAAGAAATGACAGTTACTAAAATGAATTGTAGTTTAGGTTTATTTGTGCTGCTTGTTATTATTTTAATGGTAAAACCTATATTTTACAACAATATGTACAACAATGTTTTAGGCAGACTAGTTTTAATAGCAATTTTGTTGTTCTTTGCGACAACCAATGTAACTTTAGGATTGTTAGTTGCGCTAATTATGATTATTGGAACAAATGTCTCTTTTGTGGAAGGTTTTGAAACTAAAGCAAAGTCAAATAGCACTGCTGCTATATCAGATGCGTTGACCAAATTAAATTCAACAGGAACGACTATTGGGACTGGAGATGATGGTGTCAAGTCTAATGTAGGTCAAATAAATGTAGTTACTAGTAATTCTAAATCCAAAGATGGCGTAGATCGTCTGTCAGCGGAACAATCTGTAAAACCAAAGGACTCAAATCAAATACCTGTTTCAAAAGCAAATTTTGTATCGGAAAATGTGAATGCGTTAGATCCAAGCGCGTCAACTGAAGGATTTGTATCTGGGTTTAGATCATATTAAAAATAAAAATCAATAAAAATCAATAAAAATCAATAAAAATCAATAAAAATCAATAAAAATCAATATAAAATCTTATATATTTTTTATATTAATTTAATATAACAATGACAAATATACTTTCAGAATCACTAAGTTTTATTCATAATCATATAATGTTTCTAAATAATAGCAAATTTTTTGCTGGTATTATTATGATTTTATTAAACGTTGGATCAAAATTTATTTCTATTCAATTTAGTCGTTCAACAGAGGAATATTTAAAGATGAATATTACTAAACAAATATTGGTGTTTGCGATGGCATGGATGGGTACTCGTGATATTTATACATCACTTGTTTTAACAGCAGTATTTACAGTTTTATCAGATCACTTATTTAATGAGGAAAGTCCTTATTGTATTGTTCCTAAAAAGTATAGAATCTTGGCAAAGACTATAGATACAAATACCGATGGTGTTGTTTCTGATAGTGAAATTAATAATGCGATTGCTATTTTAGAAAAAGCAAAGCAAAGCAAAACAAGGAACGAACAACGAAAATCGTTCCTATTGTTCAATAGTTATATACCAGACTCTAATACAAACTAACAAACTATAATTTAAAAATATATAAGTATTATAAATATGGCTACTGCTGTTATTACTAATACAAATTCCACATTTCAAAAGGTGGAGCCAAATACTAATTCCACATTTCAAAAGGTGGAACCAAATACTAATTCTAATATAAATACAAATACTAATATAAGTAATGTAAAATCGCCTCCAACTACTAACATAAATACATCTGGTTCTAAAAAGAAGATCCCAAACACATTGATTATTTATTTGAAAACACGTATCGCCAATTATTATAAAATAAATTTTGACCCATCTATGTTGGTTCCAAAAATAAATAGTCATACTGTTTATATTGACCCTCTTGTTGAATACAGTTGGAGAGCAATCAGAGACCTACCAAATGACGCACCCAAAGAATTATTGCTAACACAGTTTTTCCTGCCAAATCAATTTGATTCGCTAATTAATCGCGTTTTAAGCGGTTTTTTAACAATGCAAAAGACCCGCACCCTAGAAGAAGCTAAAGCCGAAGGCGTTATTGACAACAATATTCAGCTAACGCTGGATACCCTATTTAAGCGGAATAATGTCATTTATATCAATAATCGGCCCTACACGGTTGTAGGCAGTCGCTGGAACAAAGGCGACTGGGAAATAGATACAAAGCCAGTGGAAAAATTGATAACCCCTTTTGCGCCACTAAAAGGTGATGAATTGGAGAGTGCTGAAAAAGAATTAAATGACCTAGGCAGTGGTGTTAGAATGGGTAATGCTGCGGCAGCGGGCATAAAAGCGCAAAATATAGGGACAAAACCAGCAACTGGTCCTCTTCCAGATACCGATGAAGCAATGGAAGAAGAGGAGAAAAAGAAACAAATATTGAAGCCGGCTGATATAAAATTGTCGGCACAAATTCCTGAGTCAACATATTCACTATTAAAGGACGGACTTATTAAAAATGACCCGATTGATTACACACCAATATCGGGTCAGATGAAAGCGTCAGACCCACTTACATTTATATTTCTTATAGATGAACCACAATTAATACAATTCATTGAAACGCAACAACCACCTCAAGACAAACAAAAAGGTATAGATGTATACAAGCAATTTACTGAGACAAAATTGGCACTAATAAACGCAACAGACCTATTTTTTGACCTTATTATGGTAGACTTTGGTGTAATGAAGAAAGAATTTGACACGTTAAACAATATAGTAGATGATTATATTGGCCAACTTGTAACAAAAACGACAACAAGTACAACGACAGGTCCGGTAGATTATAATGACGTAAGAAACAAAGTAGCTGAATTGAATGTCAAGCAAAATGAATTTATGAGATCATTATTGGATTTATCCAACGCACTTTTGGATATTTTTCAAAAGCAACAAGTATATTTTGCCAGTTTGGTCGCTCTATTGGAGTTTATAAAAGCAAACTACAGGCAAATTATTGGATACACTAGAAAAGCAGAGCCAACATTAGCGTTAGAGTGTATTAATTTGGATATTCAGATTTATAGTAGTCTTAATGAAAAAAATTTACAGCGAGACAATCTGCTTAAAAAAAGAGGCAGACAAATGCCTGCTGCTACTATACCCGGTATAAATGAATTGGCTAACGTATATTTTAAAACAATCCAAGATTTCAAACAGAAGCATAGCGAATGGTTTTCTACTACGTTTATGGCTAAATATTCAAGCGGAAGTAGAAACAGTGTAAACTTTCCTGCTGAAATTGATAAATATAAAGCGAACCGTTGCTTAGTCAAAGTAGAACACGATCAATACAGTGTATATATGTTTATAATTATGCTATATGCTTTTATGAATCAATCCGATTTATGGCACGTGTATTCAGGTCCTATTTCCAATTTTATAACTAAGATACAACAAAATGCTGAAACCAAAATAAATGCCACACAGGTTAAGCAAACAGAATATCAATCATATTTATCAACTGTAAAGGATGCTATGACTGAGGATGAAATATTACAAAAGGTATCAACAAATCAAAAAAGTCAAGGAAAAGAAGAGCAAAAATATATTGAATTAACTGAGCAGAAAATAGAATCCTATGAATACATAACGTTATACATAAATTTGTTAGAGTTACAGTGTACTAGACAATATTGTGTATATGTTTCTGATTTAAACGTGAATCAAATTTATATTGAAATAGCTGATAATAGTGGCAAATATTATGATGATATTAACGGTTGTTTTACAACTTTACAATCTGTAACACTTCCTAACGCATTAATGTGGCAGACTACAGATATCAGTACTCAGGCAGGAATTGACAAAAGAATAAAGAGTAATGACACGTTACTTACTTTGTATATAAGCAAGAAAAAGTCAATCAAATTATCTATTACAGATTTGGAAGAATACTGTAAAGAAAAGATTGGCAAATTATTAGACCCAGTAATTGACGCAAATGGACTCAAACAGCAGTGCGATATTCTGGTTTCAAAAGACCCAACCCAGTTTTTGAAAATACCGTCATATGTGCCACGTGTTCAGAAGTGGATTTTGAATGAATTGAAAGACTATGATGAGCCGACTACGAGTCAATTGAATTATATGTTAAAAGCGCAAATAAAGAAGGATAGGGAAGCTGGTTACAAATTTAAAGATAATTGTCAAGATTTGATTGCTTTGAAACCAGATGCTGATTTATCGGCAGTGGATCCGGTCAATTATAACAATATATACAGTGTTATTAAAATGTTAAATGATTTTAAAAAAACAACAAAAACTGTAGTGAAAGAAGTTGTAGACCAATATCAATTAGGATTGATTATTTTTGATTTGACTGGTACTAATAAGGATGAAATAGATATAGATGATTGTTCAAAATTAGCAGATCCATTGCTTACAGATCCAAGAGTAGCCAAATTTGCGTTTTTTGTAAAAACGAATCTGGACCCTAGTCAAAATACGGCAGAGCAAATGGTTCCGTCAATAGATCCTGCTGAAGATTCTACTACTGTAAGTAATCCAAGATTTGAACTAGTGTTCAATCATAATGTGAACACATTGGTTTATTCAAGTGACCAGATTCCAGATGATATAATTATGTTGTTATTTGAAAAATGTTCTCTTACTTCAGGTCTTATATTTGATAAAGCAACAAAATTAAGAGCCGAAGTTACAAAAAAATCAACAGCAGCCGCAACAGCTCAACTAACACTTGCTAATTTAAATGCTGACAAATTAAAATTGACCAATTTAGAAGAAGAAGTAAAAACATTTGACGATGAAAAAAAGATAGCAGATGTTTGCTCAAAACTAATCTCAGGTGATAATTTTAAGAAGGCTTATGAAGGCAAGACACTTTATCAATATTTAATAGATGATGACAAATCAGATACAATTGGGATTAGAGAATTCTTAGATACACTTAAAAGCAAATATACAACTTACAAATTGACAAAATGGTATACATCTAATAGTCTAGGTGATGATATTAAAGATATTATTAATTTAAAAACACCACAAAAAACACAAAGAACTAAATTCATAAATGTTATTTCGGTAGATTTAAAAAGAATATTAAACGAGGTTCTTACATCAGATAACTATTCAGTTAAAATACCAAGTTTAATTCAAATTTTGATTGAATATAAAGGATTTGTAAATGAAGATATCATACCAACAAATAAAAAAATATCAGAATTAAAGGTCACTATAAAAAATGATACAGAAACATTAAAGGAAGAAGGTACTGATATAACCGAATTTAAATTAGCAAGACAGCCTTCCAAACGAAAAATAGATGATATGACACCCGATGAATTAACTGCCGAAAAAGAAATTGACACTGCTATGTTAGCCAAAATTAATGATATTTTGGGTAAAACACAAAATGCTGAGTTAATTTCAAAATATACAAAATATAAGAGCAATTATGAAGACAAATTATTACAAATAGAAGGAGTAATTGGTAAAAAGAAAACAGCAAGTAAACTAAAATCAGGTCTCATTGATTTTGAAAAAGAAGCGCAAGAAGCGGAAGAAGCGGCAAAGTTAGAAGAAAAAGAAAAAGCAGACGCAGCAGCGGCAAAGAAGGCTGATGCTGATGCTAGGAAACCAGCATCAACAGCAGCCAAGAAATTATTATTATCAAGAAGAAAAAAAGGCGGTGGTCTTGAAGGCGGTGGTCCCAGTGACGACTATTATAGTCAAGGTAACGTAAATGCTGAAAATCAATATAATCCTTATAATCAAATGCCTTATGGTCCTAATCAAATACCTTATAATCAACCAATGCCTTACAATCCTCAACAGATACCTTATAATCAACAGATACCTTACGGTCCTCAACAGCAACCTTATGGTCCTCAGCAACCTTACAGTCAGCAACCTTACAGTCAGCAACTGTATAATCCTCTATACAATCCGCAAGCGCAATTATTAAATTTAAATCAGTATACTCATAGTAATAGAGCACTAGAACTAACATCTAAATTGGCTTATTATGTTTCAGTTGAATTAGAGCTGTATCCAGGCAAGACCGCAAACACAGTTCAAATGGCGGCTGTTAAATGTGGATCTACATTTGAACGCATACGTGAAGCGTGGTCTGAAATAATGGGTTACCAATATAGACCTGGTACAATGGACGAATCCTATGCTTATCAAAACTTACCTGTAAATCAAAATCAAAATCAAAATCAAAATCAAAATCAAAATCAAAATCAAAATCAAAATCAAAATCAAAATCAAAATCAAAATCAAAGAAGCAATGAAAATTTAAGAGTTGGAGGTAAAAGCAATAGAAGTATAAAGAATAAGAAAAGCAATAAACGCAATAAACGCAGTGTTAGTTGTAAAATTTATAAGAAGAATAAAAATTGAAGTTATAAGTATATTTAAAGAAATTAAATACAATTATAAATATATTATTTAAAATGACAAAAAAATTAGTAAAAGAATTTAATAAAGAAGACATTGAGCGCTTACAATTAGATATTGCTGGCAGTTTCTTTATGGATCTAATCGGTCAAAATATGACAGCATTTATCAAGGTAATCCAGAAAATAGTTACAACAGATAATTTACAACTAGCTGATAATTTGACCAAGTTATACGTTGAAAATGTGACATTGGATCGCCGTTTTGATAACGCACTTGTCCCAAGAGCGCGCCCTAGAACCGACGAAAACATTTCCGAAGTCCATTGGTTGTTTGTAGTCCAAAATGACGACAGCAAGGAATTCAAACAATGTGACTTGAATATGTCGCATTTTACATTGTTCAATCCATATGAGAAGCGTATGCAAGTAGATGGGTCGCAGCAGTTCTGTCAAAGTCACGCACTCTATATGGCATATAAATATTATTCAGGGCTTGAATGTCCTACGACCAATCCACGAGATGCTTATATAGAAATACTGGACTTTTGGAAACTACTGATCCCAAATATGCCCACTGTATATAAATCAAAAAAGTACATAAACAAAATCTTGAAACCAATTTTCAAGATGAATATGGAGGCAGAAAAGAACAAGGAATTAATCAATTATGTTATAAAACATTTCCCAAATGATATTCATAATATATATGACATTATGACGACAGAAAAAGCAAAAAAAGAGTGCCCGATGTGGATATAATTAATACAAAATAAAATTGAAATAGTATTTTAGTTTTTTCTTTGTTATAAAATAAACTAGATAAAATTATAAAATGTCATTACTTTTAAAATTAGAAAATTTAATTGAAGGATCGGTTGTAAAGCGGCCGTCCAAACTTATAAAGTCGCCTTATGTAGCGGATATTATTATAAGCTTAGAAAAGACAATTTTAGGTCACACAGCGTCACTCGGTTGCTGTGGTCTAGCTGACGCGGGAGCAACTGTTCTAATGTCACCTGTCCCTTTAAAAAAGAAAAAGAAAAAGAAAAAAGATGAAGACAAATTGTGTTGCGAGTATCGCGTTTACTTGTCTGTGATTTTAGAACGTGACCAAGAGATTGTAGTAGGCATTCATCCTAAGCTTGCTGAAAACTTGGTAGAATCCGCGTTAAAAGCCAATTTGTTGTCCAAACTACAAAATATAAAAAGATATAGAAGGGAAGCAGCCATTTACGTAGAAGGCAAAGTAGATTCACGGTTTGATTTTGCTGGCATAGATTGTAATGATATTCCATTTATAATGGAAGTCAAAAATGTGCCGCTGGCTGATTATGAAGATATTTGTAAAAAAGACCGAAAAGGAAAATGTTATGATGACAAAGCACTGGATTCAAAGGTTGCGTATTTTCCAGATGGTTACAGGAAAAAAAGTAGTGACCCCGTAAGTCCGCGTGCTCTAAAACATATAAAAGAATTAACGCTTATAAAGAGCGAGTCAAAAACTCGTTGTATAATGTGCTATGTTATACAACGAACAGACGTAAACCGATTCCAACCGTCAATTATAGATCCTGAATACAGAGAAGCAGTAAAAAACGCAATTGACGCTGGTGTAGAAATAATTACACTGGTTATCCGATGGACAAAGGGTGGTGAAGCGTATTTTGTTAGAGATGACTTGCCGATAACGGCATTTATCTAGATTTATCTTAGATTTATCGTTTATGCTTTCTAGAACGCTTACTCCTTTTACCCCTTGTTTTTTTTGCCTTTGTTTTTTTTGCTTTTGTCTTTCTTCCTTTTCTTTTCCCTTTTGCTAAATATTGACGTAAATCTATTATACTAGATGCGTCCATCATAGTATAAACGCTTCTTGGGTCTTCCGGTCCGGCATTTACATTTTGTAATAAATGAATCGCTTCAACGGTTTCATAATCTTTTAAAAATTTAACAATATTTGTATGCCCTTCTTGCTCTGCTATTTGTAGAACATTTTGTCCTGTATTGTCAGTTGCGTTTATATTAGCACCATTTGCTAACAATAACTGAACCATTTTTTGGTTACCTGTACGTGCGGCAATTAGCAATGGATTCAATAGATTTACATCAGCACCATTATCTAATAATATTTCGGCAACATTTGTAAAATCATAAGTTGTATTAAACGCAACCGTATTTAATAACGTACATCCTTTTCCACTTGCGGCACAAGACAATGGAGTGTTACCTCGGTTTGTTCTCGTGTTAACATCGGCGCCTCCAGCTATTAATAATTGAATAGCATCTAAAGCATTCTTGTCACAAGCAGCATTTAAAGGCGTTATTCCGCGTTCATTTTTAAAATTAACATTGGCACCTTTATCTAACAAAAAATGGATTTTACCTAGTTGGTTTTTTGAAGCGGCTATATATAACAAAGAATTGCCTTCATCATTAACTGCATTTACATCACCACTGCGAAGGTCAAATAATTTTTCAAATCTTTCATCAGAACCAGTAATTGCGTTAAACACATTTTCGGATTTTTTTCTTGACATTTTATTATACTTTATACAAATAAAATAAAATAAAATAAAATAAAATCTAATAAATTAAATAAACCCAAGGATTGTCTTATTAACATCGGTTATCAACTTTGTCTTTTCTAACTCTTGCAACATTTGCACCTTAATGTATTTTTTTACAATTGTTTCTATACTACATAATCCACCCTTTGCACTTAATACACTAGCATATTCGGCTGAATTACAATAATAATCACCACTTGGTTCTGAGTATGGCTTCCAAGCCTTTTTAAATAATTCAGGTGTTATAGGTTCATTCGGGTCCAAATTTATCTGTCCACCTAGCAAATATTTACCTTTAGACCACGAACTCTTGGTATCGTCCAAATATTTCTGTATAATGTATTTATCAGCGTCTATATTGTATATTGATCTTTCGGCGTCATTATTTGGAACAAACTGACTTAATTGTATTAATGATGGATTCATATATTACTATTTACTACTTATAAATGGTAATATATCTTTAAATTAATTTTTCAATGTTATTTTTAACTACGTTTACGAGTGTTTTTGCTCTTTAACAGTTTACCATTTGACAGTTTGCTCTTTAATCGCTTGCTCTTTAACCGCTTACCATCGCTTCGCTTACCATCGCTTTGCTTACCATCGCTTTGCTTACCATCGCTTTGCTTACCATCGCTTTGCTTACCAAAAGCTACCGGTTTTACAGCATACTTTTGCTCAGTTCTATAAATACTATCTGTTAAATTTTGTGGTAAACGACCAATAGAACAAGCACGGCACGTATAATCCATAATATTCGCATATTTGACACCAAGTAATTGAAAAAATTGATATATTTGTTCCAATGATAAATTTAAAACACGGTCCTTTTTACCAAAACCAAATATTTCTAACGCGGGTTTAACCAAATCTTTTCGTTTTAAAATTTCTTTTAAAATATAGGTTAGTCCAGATTTATAAATAAAATTCAAATTTGTTAAATCAAAGCGAATATATTTTACGTCAGTTGGGTCAAATATTTGCTCGTAACTAACAGACCCATCCATTGCTGTTTTTTTAATACGAATATCAACTAATTGTATACCAATTGTGTTGTATACAGAACGCATTATTGGTTTAATCCTTTCTTTTTCAGAATACATATGAAATGAAAAATTCTTATTACATAAAAATGTGCTTAAATTAGACACTCTTGCCAAATTAGTAATATCAGATAATTTATCAAAACCTATACTTAATGAAATAGGTGCTTTACTAAATTTAGAAAAAGCTACAGAACGTATATATTCGTCTCTAACTTCGTCAGCATATGCGCTAACAATTGCGGCGGTTTCACCTTTTGGTACTGCTGAAAACTTGCGCTGAACATCTTTTATTATGTCTTCATTTTTATATACGTTTCCAATTGAATTGACATCAGGGACACACGACTTACTATAAACGCGCACATTGTTTTTGAAATATATACTAATTTCTGATTGTGGTGGCCAAGGAGTTACCAATTCTTCGCAACCGTGACCCATTATTGTGATTGACATGATAAGTTCTTCTAAAATAGGAATGTGTTTTACAGATTCGGGTAAACTTTTAGATAATTCTTCTTTTAAATCTACTGCGTCTAAAGCGACTGATTCTAAAGCGGTAGCAACTTCTTCTTTTTCTAAAGCGATAGCAACATCTTTATGTAACCCATTTGAAATATACAAGTCTATAAAATCAGCCTTTTTTTTGGCAGTAGAATAGACTATTCTATTTTGAGTTAAAGCATTTTTTAATTTATCAACCGTCATTGACTTACTAATTGACGCAGCTACATCATCCTCTTCTTCCTTTGTTTTTTCTGCTTTGCTTAAAGACATTTTATAATTATATTATAACTATAAAATATTTTTATACAGAATCTCCTTCTTCTAATTTTTGTAAATTATTAGAAGATGAATTTGGACTGTTTATATCGTGATTGATAACAACAATTTTACATTCTTCATCATTATCTTCTTTCTTTTCTTCTTTTTCACTATTAATTGAATCCAAATTTATATCAGAAACCTCAGAAACAGCAAAATATTCCTTCTTTTCATCTTCTATTTTCAAAAGATTTGCTTTATCAGGATCCACATCATTGTATTGTACCTTGCCCTTCAAGTAAGCCGAGTAAAACACATTCTTCTCTGTATTCACATTGGAATACACATCTGCCATCTTAGTAACCATAAACAAAATATTGGTAATATATGTAGAGGTTGTCTGGCTGTCCAAATAATATTCGTAAACTACAAATCCAGATAAAATGGTATTAATAATAAACATAATAATCGCAGTCCATCCGGAATATATGTAATACTTATCTAGCTCCCAAATGCTGTCGCGTTTACCAACAGACAATTTGTTCAACGCTAGTCCGACCGAGTCATTATCAGACGCTTGTCCTTTGTTAACTTCTAAATAAGTAATTAATCGGTTCTCGCGCTTGACTTCCAATGTATACATTGTTAAAAAAGCCGCCATTGTTAAAAAATTAAATACTAAGCCGGCATTGTAAAGGTCGTTCTCTAAAACCATATTCTCACTTAAAGTACACACGTGGTCGTCGCACTTTTGTGGGACAAAGAGAACCAAAAAGGACGAAACAATCACGCGATACATTTCTAAAGCAACTATTGGCACCATCCCAACCTTCTGCGTAAAATCCTGATCTCCAAGTTTGTCTTGGACACACTTAACAATTGCGTGTTTTTTGACGGGTTCAACGGGTTCAACCCGTAAACTAACAACTACAACAGGTTCTTGTCTTTCAACTTCTTGCATCATTATATAATTTATTAATATATATTATTTATTTTATTAAATGCTTCAAATTTTGAATTAAGAAATAAGAAATAATAATTATAATATTATATTTATTTATAAATGAACTATATAGCTGAGTTTAATGTTTATAACAATTTGGTCGCAAATGATAAGTATGTGAAAAAAAATGGGGCGACAAACATATTATTTATAGGAGGTTGTAGAAGTTATGTATATGCTATATTTTTTGAAGAAATATGTAAATATATTCCGTGGTTTATGCACGCGCAATTTGGAATAGCAACAATAGGAGTTCATATTGTAGAATTATTTAAAATACAAAAAACACAGAATATAACAAATACAATTGAAAATGCTGATATAATTATATGCGAGCAAATAAGACATTATGGTTTTTTAAATACTAGTAAAAATTGTGAACAAAACATATTTAATAATTTTAACATCAAAAAAACTTGTAAAATAATAAACATTCCTAATTTAGAATTTAAATATTATACAAATGAACTTTTACTTGAAAATAAAAATGATATTAATGACTATGTAATAGTAAAAAATATTAAGGAAAAATCTTTAGCAAGATTTATTGAACATTGCCAAAAGTATAATTTTGATATATTTGGAGAATATATATTGAACAATGTTAATAATAAAAGATTGTTTATTTCATTTAATCATCCTTGTAACTGTACATTTTTAGAAGCATTTAAGCAGATCCTGAAAAATTGTTTCCAGTATGAACTATTAGATTCTGATACAGATATTTTAAAAAATATACAAATATTTGATGGAGATATTAATGGACAATCTGTTATATGTAATTCAGATTACGAATGCGGATTAAGTAAAAATGTAATATAATATAAATTTACAATTATTTGAATATATTATTATACTCTTATAATAATATATGAATACAGAAAATAAAGTATCCATTATTTTAACAACAACAGTCCATGTTACAAAAAATAGTGCGTTTCAGGTTGATAAAATGGAAAGAATAAATACATATTTAAAATCCATTCATTTATGGTTAAAAAAAACTGATTTTAATATTATAGTAGTAGAAAACTCAGGATATTCTTTTGAAGAATTAGAGAATGAGTTAAAAATATATAAAGGTAGATTTGAAATACATACATATAATGAAGCAGATATTAAAAAAAATAAGGGACGTTTGATGCATTTGGAGTCTAAAGGTGGATGTGAAATATAATCAATTCATTACGCATATGACAATTCAGCCATTTTACAACTATCTACATTTATAATAAAAATAACTGGTAGATTTTTTGTACCAGATTTCAAAGAATATATTCATGGTATAAATTTAGAAAATTACGATTGTCTTAAACAAAATTTTGATTTTCGGTGTGAAATAGTTGGAAGTCATAAAAAAAATTTAGACACAATTTTTAACAGAAATTTATTTATCAATAATGGAATATATGATTGTCACATTGAAAATGTATATGCTTATAGATTTTCGTTATATAAAAATGTCCTTGTTTGTCCAATATTTAATATAGAACCAACACATCGTGGAGGACTTGACGAAATTTATTATAAATTATAATTCAATTTACGTGAATTATTATATGAAAATATATAATTTTATATAATAACTACTGAAAACGAATTATATCCTAAGTTTTCATTGGGTTTCTAACATCTATCATATAACTTTTATCAATTATATGCATAGGTATACCCCATTTCTTCGCCAAAAGACTAAGGATAGTTTGATCGTGTCTATTCTCAATAAATATATCATCATTTTTACCAAATAACGAAGGTAAATCTGAAGCAATTCTTGGATCTTGGTTATATGTTAACCACTCACTTATAAAACGAATTGGATTAAAACTTTTTCGTAATAATGTGAAGCCACTCCAAGCTTGATTTGAGTTTTTAAAGTTATTTATAACATTACTTTTAGGCACCATTAAACAAAGTGCGTCATATTTTGTCCATTGTTTTTCAATATGTGTACCACTATTTGGTTTATTTAAATAAATACCTATGTTTTTATCACTTAGAATATCTTTTTCAAAATGTCTTACATTTTTTAACCATAAATATTTACTATCATTATAACATAATATATCATCTTCATCTATTTCTAATAATCGTTTTAATATAATATATGGTTTCCAGACAGCATATCCACCAAGTCTTTTATGACTTAATAAAAATTCATTCTTTGATTTAAACAAATCATCTAAATCATCCAGAGTATATATTTTTGCTGTGTCAAAACCACCAACAGATAAAGCTGTCGCAACGTTTGCTTCAGCAAATGACATAAAATCTGGAGTAGCATAAGTAATAAAATGATACTTTACCATTATATTATTTATAATTTTATAATTTATAAATTATAATTTATATTTTCATATTGTGAAATGGTATATTAAAAATTTCAGCACAATATTTACTAAAACCACTTATATGATCATATGTAGACATTGATAAAATAGAATTACTATAAGACATTAAATAAAATTCTAACATTGTATTTTTTACAGCATCATTATCCTTTATACCATCATTTTCATTTCCTTTCATACTAATTTCTCCACCTAAATGTTCTATTTTATTAAGCAATACATAAAAATTTGATCTTTTTGTTAAATAAGTCTTAAGTACAACATTATCACTTAATATCAAGTATTTTTTTCCAGGAACAACAATTCTATTAATATGATTATTAATTTCATTAATAAACTGACGATCAATTACTTCATTTTTTGATAAATATTTATCACCTGTTCTTAAATGTAATACAGCATATGTGTTTTTTTTTAATTTTAACTGTTTTAAAGTTTCATCAATATATTTAACCATCATTTCATTTGGTAATAATTGTGATTTTAAATAGTTCCTACCCTCATCTTTAAAATTATAATACATTGGAAAAGCATTTGAAAAAAGTGGGAAACATTCTGATTTACTCTTATTTAATTCTGAAATAAGTTTATTTATAAACTCTGTATCATAATAAATATTATTTGGTGGTGTATATGAAAAATCATAATTAGCAGGGCGATTTAATCCATATTTAAATTCTATATTATTGTAGTTTATTTTAGAATTTAATCCTTTATTTATTATAAATTGCGAAATTGGGTGATTTGATATATCCATTTCAAACTCTAAATTTAATATTTTGGCTAGTTGCATAAGAAAAAAACTTCCTCTTAAAAAATCACCAAACCCTGGAGATTTTTGATTAGTAAACTCTAATTGGTAGACATTTACAATTTTTTTAATTTTAGTATTAGTGAATGGCTTTAACATCATAATATAATATATATTTTATTTTTATTTCTAAATTTAAATTTAAAGATGAATAATTTTAGGTTTTATTTACAAATGTTAAGAGTTTAAACTTAAAATTACATTCTATATTACATTTTAGCCTGTACCTGCTTGTCAATATCCTCCATAATTGTCTCAACTGACTTCACATTTGCTGACGCATTTTCGTCTCCTAATAAAAACGTGGTTAAGTTTAATATGATTTTGATTCGCTCTTGTGTCCACAATTTATTGAAAAACGTTGTTAGTTCAGTTGTATAAAGAGACGTCATTGTATCTTTCTTAAATAGATCTTCTTTATAAATCTCCTGTAAATGATTGTCAATTAACGATGAATAGTAATTAATACATAGACGAATAATAGAGCACGATTTATATGTTTCACATAGTTTTACCAGACCATTTTGCGCACATTTGAATAGCTCTTTGAGTTTGGGATTTTTAGAAACTGCGTCTTGGGATAAATATTGCTGACACGCTAATTGGATTGGATTGTATATATATTGGATGTCGGTTTTGTTAGTGCTAAATATATATCGGCAAAAAGACTGAAAAGGACCAGGTTCTTGTAAATAGATAATATTCTTTGAAATACAGATCTTAGTACCAATTGGTTTATTGCTGAGAATGGCGAGCTTTATAATAACAGAAAGTGGATCCAAAATATATAATTGTAGGTCAACAGTTTTGTTGTCTGGAAGCTCCATATTTATTTATTATAAGTTAATTTTTAATTTATAATAAAAGAGAATTAATTTTTACCATTTAAACCGGTTTTTACACCTTTTCTCAATTAAAACGCCCAAAAAGTGGGCGTAAATGAGTGAAGGTAACTGTTTCCATTTCGCATTTGAAATGCGAAATGGTGTAAAAGTTTATGAATTATTGTTTTACATATTTTACACCTTTTAACTTGTTAAAAAGTATTATATAATATATAATATAATATAATATAATATAATATAATGTCAGAAAAAATATTTTACGTATGTTCATATGGTGGTTCCGGTTCATATATGTTATGTAATGCATTAAAACAATATGGAAAAATAGAACATATACATAGCAGAAATCCTCCAAATAATTTAACATATATTGGCAATAATAACGGTGGTAATACTTATTTTGAATGGTTTAATAATATAACTATTCCTGAAAATGAATTAAAAAACTATTATGTTATATACATTTATAGAAACCCTAGTTTTTCTATTCCAAGCAGGTTCACTGACAAATTTGGTTATCAATCTCACAAGGCACATTTAGAACATATTCAAGTTGATTCAAACATTAAATTAGAAGATGTTTTAACTACAGGGGAAGATTTATATAAAATAAGAGAATTTTACGATAATTATGTAAAACCAAATGAAAAGAGAAATTATAAAATATATTGTGTAAAATATGAAGATATATTCAATAAACAAGATGAACTGAGTAATTTACTTGAGATTGGAAAATTAAATATAGTTAATGAAAGTACTAGAAAAAATGGTAATGAAAAGCTAGATAAGATCTATGCTGATTTAATATCTGAAATGAATAAAAATAATTTTATTATAATCAGTTAAGTCTAAATGTTTAAATATATTTATTAAACATATTTAAATGTGTCTTATGTGTTATGGTAACAATGGGATACACACGTGAATATTTTATAGGTTTTATTTGTTTTTAGGCTATTATAATAACAGTGTTTATTTTGTTTAATTCATTTAATTCGTTATTACCTTTTATAAAAAAGGATTACTTGTTATAGTAAGTAAGTAAGTAATAATCTAAGTAGAAAATTATGGTTTACAGCAGTTTGATTTCATTTTTCTGCTAATGTTTTTGCTTGTATTTTTACTCCAACACCAATGACCTTTTAATGGATTTATACAACAAGTCTCTTTTTTGCCTTTTACTAAACGACATTTCATTTTCTGTTTAATAACAGAACATTTATTTTTTTTAGATTTTGACCAACACCAATCTTGCCCTAGTTTGTGATTTTTACAACAAGTTTTATTTTTTGTATTACTTATTTTACACGTTTTTGATTTGTTTAAATCACAGCGCATTTTATAATTATATAATATTTTATTTTATTTTATAATAATTCATTTACACCGATGAAGATTTCACAAGTTATGAAATAGGCACGCTTCGTGTAGTTCTTGCTGTGCTGAATCGTGCCTGTTAATTCATATATCGGCAACGTTTCCTTTGAACTTGAACGGCACTTGTGCCGTTTTAATTGTTCAAAGGTGTATAAGAGAATTATTAGTTGTAAAGAACTCGTTTTGAAGTAGAAGAGGGATCTCATTGAAATCCACAATCTTCTTATTGATATTATATTGAGACATAAACGCATCGGATGAATTAAGTCGCTTTTGAAATTCTACCTGGTCTTCATAATATTTGAGAGCCGTCTTGGGACCACATTTGGGGAATACAGAAGGAATATTGTCGCTAACATCACCCATTACAATCTTACAAAATAGGTCACACTCGGCTGACCCCAGGCAGCTCTTCTGGTCAGTTATCTTTTTGAAACCCAGGTTGTAAATATGAACGCGTG